TTTACAACAAAAAGATACAGCTGGATATCAAGATTTTATTAATAAAATGTTACGTACAAATGGATATAAACATTTAAAATGTATTTGTTTTAATCCAAATGATAAATTAAACATTGAAGGATTTAATGCAAGAAGCTTAGCACCATATTTTTTAATTAATATCGCACAAGCATCAGTTTTAAATGAAGCACATAATAATTTAACGAAAACAAGTTATTATGATAATATGAATAAAAAATATTTAAAATATTTACACGTTAATACAGAAAAAGTATGAAATATTCAGTAGTAGTATCATTTAGTATGGAAGGATTTCATAATTGGCCAGAAGCTAAAGAAATATTTCCTGAAGTAGGATTTTTGTCTGATCGACATAGGCATATGTTTGGATTTAGATGTTATGCAAAAGTAACACATACAGATAGGGATGAAGAATTTATTTTAATGCAAAGAAGATTAAAAAAACAATTAAGAACAAATTTTGGAGGTAATATATTAGAATTTGGTAGAATGAGTTGCGAAGACATTGGCTCTTGGATTATGGAAAATAATGAAAATTTATATAAAGTTGAAGTTTGGGAAGATTGGGAAAACGGAGCAATAGTAGAATTAGGTTATTAATATGAAGAAAGTATTTTATTTTGGATTAGAGCCTTTAAAGGCAAGATATACATATCAGTTATCTAAAGAATGGATGCCGGCTACATTTCAACCATATGTAGATTCAGGTAAGATAGAGTTTATCGATGTAGATGGTGATTTTGACCCAGATCAGCAAATAAAAATAGGAGCTGTATTAGATGCAGTAGGTAGAGGTAAATTTGCTATGAGTCAATGTAGCAATTTTCTCGATATGATGAATCGTGATGAAGTTAGAGATGGCGATGTTATATTTTTACAAGATTATTGGCATCCTGGCATTGGTTCTATTTTATATGCAGCAGATTTATATGGTATTAAATTAGAGATATATGCAATGCTTCATGCACAAAGTGTAGATGAATATGATTTTACTCATCCTATGAGAACATGGATGCGAGGTTTTGAATTAGGATTAGATAAGAGAATGACCGGTATATTTGTAGGTTCTAGTATTCATAAAGAACAATTAAGAGCAGTAGGATTTGAAGCTCCAATACATGTTGTGTCATTACCAATTCATAAAGAAAAAACATTAGCTAAATTACCAAGTTACAATCCAGAAAAACGAAGAAATCCAGTTGTAGTATATTCTAGTAGATTAGATAAAGAAAAGAATCCATTTTTTATGATGGAAGTTGCTAAACAATTTCTAGAACAGCATCCTGCATGGGAATGGCACGTAACTACATCTGGTAAAGAATTTAGATCAATGCTACCTGGAGTTATCGATCAATTAAGATCATTAGCAAAAGAACAACCCAGGTTTAAGTTATTAGAAGGACTAACAAAAGAAGAATATTATACAGAGTTAGCTACATGTAGTATACAATTTAATTCTGCTTTACAAGATTATGTATCATGGACAGTTATAGAAGCAACTGCATTTGGAGCAGATATTGTATATCCTAACTTTAGATCATTTCCTGAATTTATTGACGATGACAGATTATACAAACCATTTAATGTTCAGTCAGCATTAAATGTAATTTCAGACACAATACTATTTCCACGAAAACATGGTAATATAGTAAATATATCTGATTTAGGTAGACAAATGGAAGGATATATTGTAGCAAATACAATTGACACAGAAATTAATATTTGGCACGAAAGCAAATATTGTAAACATTTATTAAATAACAAATAGGAGTAATCATGAAAATAGATGAACAAGGTATAGATGAAATAAAAAATACTATTGAGACACCATTAAGAGCGTTAGCTGAAAGATTGAGTTCGCAAAGAAAATTAGATAAACAATCTGCAGAAATAGTAAATTTTTTATTTAAAAAAATTGATGAAATTGGAAACAACCAATGGACAAGAGTAGCATAATGGATAAAAATTTTATATATTATCCATCATTATCTGCAGGAAGTATGGTATCTGCATTCAAGAAGAATATGAAATTTGAAGATGGAACTACATGTAGATTCTTTTCAAAAGAATATCCAGAAGAATGGAGACACCCATATTTCTTGATTACAGCCGGGCATCATTTTAAAAAAATGGATTTTCGTGATCAAATGGGGTTAGATGATGAAGTTTTAGTATTTGGAGATTCAGGAGGATTTCAAATAGCCACAGGTGCATTAAAATGGGATAAAACAATACGCGAACGAATATTCGAATGGTTAGAACATAATTCTGATGTTGCTGCTAATTTGGATATACCACCTAGAGCAAAATATGAAAATAGATTTGCCGAATCTATGGAAATTAGCTTTGACAATTTCAAATGGTTTGAAAAACATCAAACAGGAAAAACTGATTTTTTAAATGTAATACAAGGTACATATCACGAAGAATATGCTGAATGGTATCATAAATTCAAAGACTTTGATTTTAATGGATGGTGTATTGGAGGTCCAAAAAAATTAGTTGATTTTATGTATGTTATGGCTTTGATGTTAAAAGAACGAGAGTTTGAAAAGAATCATGTAAAATATGTACATTTGTTAGGAATATCAAAGATATCAGATTTCTTTATATTAGCTACATTACAAAAGCTAATTAACAAGTTAACTAATAATAGAGTACTATTTTCAACAGATTCTAGCTCTCCAGGACAATATCCAGTATTTGGAACATATTTACATTCTGGTAACTATAAAACTCAGACATTTACAGAATTATATTTTCCAAAAAATAATGAATATCGAAGAAAAAAACACGCAGCATTACTTAATAAAACTGTCGGAATTGATACTTCAAAACATGTTCCGTGTAGTTTAGGATGTCCTGCTTGTAATGACTTCACATATGATTATTTAGGAGGTCAAACTGCTAAAGGTTTGGATAGATATAGTCAAGAAGGTATGCCAAGAATGGTTATACATAATACTCATTTATATGTTAATATTGCAAATGAAGTTAGTAACTTGGTAGATAGTCATGTTGAATTATTAGAAACAGCTATTCCTAAAGATTTATTTGATGTGATACTTTCATTACATGAAATGTTTGATGATCCAGACAATGCAATGAATGTTTATTCAACATATAAAAAGACATATAAAAAGTTTGGTGGAGATAGTATTTCCACAACAGATGCTAATAAATTTAGTGAATTTTTTAAATTTTAAAAAGGTATATAATGGAAAAAAGTAAATTACAATCATTTATTAACAGATATTATCTTGCTGGTAATTGTGAAGCGGTTACCGTAAAAGCAAATGGAAGTTCTGTTGATTGCGAGTTAATTGATGTTGATCAAACAGTAGTTGGAAAAATTAAATGGAAAACAAGTCCATTTATGTCTGGCGAATTAGGAATTAATCATACTGGAGCATTAACAAAAATGTTATCTGCAGTAGGAGAGAAAATTGATATTAATGTTCAAGAAGCTCAAGGAAAAAATTATGCAATGAAAATTAAAGAAGGAAGTACAACTATGACTTTCATGTTAGCTGATACTTCTGTTATTCCTGCAGTTCCTGCAATTAATACAGAACCTGAATATGATGTTATATTGGATATTAATGAAGAATTTGTAGGTAAGTTTATAAAAGCAAAAAATGCATTACCTGACGCAAAGAATTTTGCAGTACAAGTTAAAAATGGCAAAGTTAAATTTATCATTAATTATACTACTATTAATTCAGACAATGTAACCTTTGAAATAGATGGCGGATCAAATGAAATGGATCCAATTTGTTTTTCTGCAGATAAATTAAAAGAAGTATTGATTGCAAATCGTGGGGATAATGGAAAAATGTATGTTTCATCTCAAGGTTTGGCAAGAATAGATTTCAATGGTAATGATTTTGACTCAAATTATTGGTTAGTTCAATTACAGAATTAAATATGACAGTTAAAGTAATAAATAAATCAGACAACATGCTTCCTAGTTATGAAACAATTGGAAGTGCAGGATGTGATGTTAGATCAACTCATGAAGCAGTAATAAGTCCAGGATCTAGTTGTATGATAAAAACAGGATTATTTGTAGAAATTCCAGTAGGCTATGAAATACAAGTAAGACCAAGAAGTGGTTTAGCATATAAGAAACAAATAACTGTATTAAATTCTCCAGGAACAATTGATGCAGATTATAGAGGAGAAATTGGAGTAATTTTAGTTAATCATGGAATAAAAGAAGCAGTTATTGAACAAGGAGAAAGAATAGGACAATTAGTATTAAATAAAGTTGAACAAATAAAATGGGAATCTGTATTAGTGTTGTCTGATACAAATCGAGGTACCGGAGGATTCGGTTCAACAGGTAAACAATAAATTATGTTTGGAGTACAAGAAAATACACTTTGGGTAGAAGCATTTAGACCTAATACATTAGATGGCTATATTGGTAATGAGCATATTATCGATAAAGTTCGTATATTCATAGAAAATGGAGATGTTCCACATCTATTATTTTATGGTCAAGCGGGTACTGGTAAAACAACATTAGCAAAAATTATCGCAAATAATGTAGATGCAGATTTAATGTATATAAACGCATCAGATGAAAACTCAGTAGATGCAGTAAGAGATAAAATTAAAAGATATGCTTCTACAGTAGGATTCAAAAGATGGAAAATTGTTATACTAGATGAAGCTGATTATTTAACACCAAATGCACAAGCAGCATTAAGAAACTTAATGGAAACATATAGCAAAACTACAAGATTTATATTAACATGTAACTATGTAGAAAAAATTATCGATCCAATACAATCTAGATGTCAAACATTTGGTATAACACCACCTAGTAAAACTGATGTTGCAAAGCGATTAGTTAATGTTTTAGACCAAAAAGAAATAACATATGATGTAAAAGATGTAGCTGCAATCATTAATTCATCATATCCAGATATAAGAAGAGCAATTAATAGTGCACAAAGTCATGTTGTAAAAGGTAAATTAACTATTGATAAGAATAGCGTAGTTCAAGCAAATTATATGACTGAACTGCTAGAAATATTGAAAAATACTAAAGACAAAAAAGAATCTTTTCGTAAAATTCGTCAAATTATTGCAGATAGTAAAATAAAAGATTTTACACCATTATATACTTTTTTATATGATAATATTGACGAATTTGCAACAGGTAAAATAGCACAAGTAATATTAATCATTGCTGATTCTCAATATACTGATTCTCATGTTGTAGATAAAGAAATTAATATCATGGCAATGTTTGTAAAATTAATGAACGAAATATAGGAATAATATGGACAATATGAATTTAAATATTAAAGCAGATGATTTAAAACCAATGATATGTTCTGAATGTGGCGGTATGTATTTTAGGCAAGTAATGTCAATAAATAAAGTATCAAGATTTATAACAGGAGCAGACAAGGATTCAGTATATCCTGTACCCGTTTTTAGATGTGATGATTGTGGTCATGTTCCAGAAGAATTTCAACCAGTAAGTAAATAATATGGGAGCACCTTACATAAAAGCACCAGTAGTATTAGTATTTAAAACCTCAAATAGATCTAATGCTCGAACAAAAATGAAAGTATTTAAAACAAAAAATGTAGATCACGTTAATTCAAAAAAACTCCCAGGTGTACCTGAAAATGCTGTTTTTTTAGAATTAGCAGTTGGAGAACATTATATTGAAGCATATAAACAAAAGTATAAACTATGACAAAGAAACCTGCAACTATTTTTGATTTCATCAATGGTATGACTCATGAAAAGCGAGACTGGTCTGATTACACTGAAACAGATCATAAAAAGTTTTCGCCATTTATAGTTAATCGATGGCTTTCGATGAGAATGGACCTAATTGAAATTATCAATGAGTTACAACGTTATACAATTGGGTTATTAACACCTAAAGATACTTATCGTCTCTATCACGGCATTCTCCCTGCCCAGAGAACCTTTGCTAAGTACATAAAAGGAAAAAAGGAAGATAAGTATGAAAAGCAATTGGTTATTCAAATCGCAGACCACTACCAAGTAAGTCAACTGGAAGCTATTGATTACATTGACTTGTTATCAAAGGATAGTTGCAGCTCTTTGTTATCTCTTTATGGGTATACAGAAAAAGAAATAAAAAAATTACTAAAAGGTAAAAAATGAAATTTGAATCTACAAATACAGAATCAATAAATACACAATATCATTATGTTGGAAAATCTAGTTTATATAAATTTTCAGAAGAGTGGGATTTGAATTCATATGAATTTGATATTGTAAAACGAATTGTTAGATGTAGAAAGAAAGGTCAGTTTGAAGAAGACTTAAACAAGACCAAGGATCTAATAGATATTTATTTAACAGAACATTTGGATCAATCCAAATAATTTCTTATAATATAATAAAAATATTATGGCAAATAACGTATATACTGTTGTAAGTATTGAAGCATCAAAATCATTATTAAATTTATTTAGAGATAAAATTTTAACTGCACAAGTAGAAAATGCAGATTGGCAACAAAAATCTGATATATTAACTGATAATTTATATGAGTTATTATTTAAAAATTATCCTAAGGATAATTTAACAAGAGATTGGATGATTGAAAATGTAGGAGCTAAATGGTGTTATGTACATGATTGGTTTATAGAAGATGATCTTATTGAATTGACATTTGATTCTGCATGGTATCCACCAGAAGAATTATTTCATGAATTAGCTGATTGGTTTACAAAACGAGGTGAATTTACTATGGAAGCCAAAAGCGAGGATGAAGCATATTTACATGTGTCAGGAGGATATGCAAATCAATATGGATCTGAATTTATTTGTGAAGATGATGGCTTACCAGAATATCCAGATGATGAAGATTTTAACGATCAATATGAATATGACGAAGCTGTCGAAAAGTTTTATGATGATATAAATGATATTAAAGAAAATCTTATCAACGAATGTAAACAAGATCTTGTAATATACTAATGAAGTCTGGCTACATAAATCCTGTATATAAGCTATCATTAAATGATATATCAGAAGCACCAGCTAA